TTAAACGCTATGTTGAATATCCACCTGCTCTTCTGGATCTGTTTCAGCCATAGCAGCCGCGGCCTCCAGCTGGCGCTGATTCCAGATGCTGTCCACAGGCATCTCTACACGGATGGAGACGTACTGATCGGCAGGAATGTCGATCGGGTCGCACTCGTTAAACCCTTCTCGTTCGTTGCGGGCGAAGGTCGGGGACCCCGGGTGAGTGCGATGGTAGGTTTTCACCAGTACAGAACCGTCAGCATTCACTTCATAGTCAAGCCATACCAGCGGCTGTCTGTTGCGGTCTTTCGGGATGTCAAAGCCACCATCTATACCACCCCACTCAGCATCGGCGTTCAGGCCCATACAGCCGCTCACCAGATACTCACCAATACCCATGCGCGTTACGACACACCCCTCTGATTCGTCATTGGTCTGCGCGGTGCCATCATGGAAGATCTGCACGATAGGCGATGCGCCTTTCAGCGTGCCGTCTGCCGCTTTGGTAGTGTTCGTGGTGGTGTAAACTTCGCACAGTTTCCCGTTCGTGCCAGCATCAGAAGAAAGTATACGCAAGTACATTCTCGGCGCGGTTGCAACAATGGTGGGAATGACAACCTGATAAACTGTGTTTGCATCAAAGGGGACGAGCAAAAGCGATGCGTTATCATCAATGCCGCCAAGCTTCATTTTAGAAAGGTAGGTGCCAAATCCCAGGCGCTGCTCCTGGTTTATGGCCTGGAGAACTGTAGTTCCCAGACCAAACGCGCCAACCTCCATTACATTACCAGACGTCGTCCCGACATCACGCTGCGCAGCTGATTTCAGTCCGGCGATGTCCGCAGCGGCCAGGCTGATAGTATCTTTTCTGTTTGCCATGTTGTGCTCCTTATGCCCACACGCGAGCCGGTGTTTTCGGGGTAACAACAAAGTCGTTCAGCCCGGATAGATCGAGCGAGTCATTCATGGCCCGCAAATTGGCGTGATAGCCGGGTTCGGTGGTGTACTTGATCATTTCGTTTTCTTCACCGGGATTGATAACTTCGGCAGGAACAGTAATAACGCCGACAACATCCAGGATGGCAAAGGAGTGATATAAACCGCCCTGCTCCTCATCATTCACAAACCCTACCGCGATTAATTGCTTTCGCATTTCACCAGCATCAGTAAAGCGCAGATATAAGTCTTTCATTAGCGGAGTCCATTAATTTGATTGGGAGTTAACAGGCGATGCCAGATCCGGAAATTGCAGATGTGATAAACAACGTAGGGGTTACTTTGAATCCTCAGTGATGTTGCACCTCCTGTCGCCACGGTTGGACCCTGCGTTTTAGCGTTACTGTTTCCGTTAAAATATGCAGTAATGGTGTCTGTAACATCCTGTGATAAAGCAAAAATCTTTTGACTAAATGGATAAGCTACCGAATTTCCGGCACCACCGGACCCACGATACGAATACATCATCGAAGCGGTTAAGCGAGTGATGATATCGTTCCTTGCGCCAGGGCATGTGACGATGTCTGCATAACCTACTGTCGGTTGTACGTATCTGTTAACTGAAAGTTCAAATGCAACCACCCGGTTGATTAAGTCCCCGGAAAGCCTGTAGCCGACGTTACCGGAAGCCTGGAGATCGAATGTATCAGCGGCTCTTGTGGTAGCTGCAGAACCGGTTGGAATATAGCTGGTTGCAATGGGGTTCTTTTCACACTGAGCCATTTGAACGTAAATCACCGCACCAACTGGGAGGTTGGTGCCGCTATTAAGCCATATTCCCCCCGTTACAACCCCTGCGCTTGCCGCTGTAAAGGTAACGCTCACATATACATATCCGTCACCCCCGAGTGACGACTCGTAGGTTAGCCCTGCGGTGGCACTCATGTACCCCCCAGTATTGCCATCAAAGAAGGAATCAGCTATTTGCGCACCATCAAGCGTAAACCTGAATCGTATTCTGTATGAAGTGGCTTTCACCCTGGCGGATAAAGTAACTTTGTCACCAATTGCTACGGTGATATTTGAGCTTGCCGTCGTCTGATGATTCGCGCTCGTAGCAGCGTTGACTGTTCCTCTGAAGGTATTTGCCTGAGTTGATCCGTCCACAACCAGGGCTTTATCAAGCGTGCCATTGCTGCTCCATTTTGTCGGGTCTTCACTATTCAAAATATAATTAACAGAAGCCCCCTCCATCAATAAACCCTCTCGTTCAAAGCGTGGTTCATTAATAGCGGCAGTCTGGAGAACACCAGATTTATCAATATACGTCGCCGTCGTTGACCGGGTAAAAGTTGCCGACTTTGTTGGTAGCTCCAGCACCTGTCCCGAAATAGTCAGCGTGTCATATGGTGCAGAGCCCGCCAGCAGGCGCAGATCGTCATTAAGTGGTGCCCAAACATCAGGGAACGGCGCCTCCTCATATGGTACAGAGGTCAGTTGCTGGGCGGCGGCCAGCGATGCTGCGGAGCTGCTTGCGCTGGCCGCTGCGTTGGTTTCTGAGGTCTTTGCGTTCGTTTCTGACGTTTTCGCATTGTTTTCTGAAGTCTTGGCGTTTGTCTCAGATGTTTTTGCGTTCTTCTCAGACGTTGCAGCTGCGGTCTTTGATGAGTTCGCGTTCGTCTCTGAAGTTTTGGCATTCTTCTCAGACGTTGCAGCTGCCGCGGCGCTGGTGCCTGCCGCGTTCGCAACGGCGATCAGCTTCGACCAGCTCGGACCCGTTTTTTTCGAACCGTCAGCCAGGGTTACGGTGACGTCACCGGTACCCGATAAAATCAGGTCCTGGTTTACGATATCAATTTGCGCCTGGCGAAAACCTTCCGTGACGGCTTTAGCTAAATCGTCATCAAGTGTGGCCATTCGTGTTGTCCTTAAAATGAAAAACCCAGCCGGAGCTGGGTTGTGTTGTTCAGAGAGCTTGAGGGAGAAGTGAATCGCCACGGGTTTAACAGACACCTCCGAGTCATTTAAGATGGCTTAAAGAGAGGTGCCCATGAGCGGTAAGCGTTATCCCGAAGAGTTTAAAACTGAAGCAGTCAAACAGGTTGTTGATCGCGGTTATTCTGTTGCCAGCGTTGCAACACGTCTCGATATCACCACCCACAGCCTTTACGCCTGGATAAAGAAGTACGGTCCGGATCCTTCCATTAATAAAGAACAGTCAGATGCTCAGGCCGAGATCCGCCGTCTCCAGAAAGAGCTGAAGCGGGTTACCGACGAACGGGACATATTAAAAAAAGCCGCGGCGTACTTCGCAAAGCTGTCCGACTGAGGTACGCCTTTATCCGTGACAACTCCTGTTGCTGGCCTGTTCGCCTGCTCTGTCGGGTGCTGGATGTTCATCCCAGTGGTTTTTACGCCTGGCTTCAGCAGCCGCATTCACAACGCCATCAGGCAGACCTGAGACTGACAGGACAGATTAAACAGTTCTGGCTGGAATCGGGATGCGTCTATGGTTATCGCAAAATCCATCTGGATCTGCGGGACAGCGGGCAACAGTGCGGAGTGAACAGAGTCTGGCGACTGATGAAACGTGTCGGGATAAAGGCTCAGGTCGGATACCGGAGCCCGCGGGCACGTAAAGGCGAGGCCAGTATCGTGTCGCCCAACAGGCTCCAGCGACAGTTTAATCCGGATGCTCCGGATGAGCGTTGGGTAACGGACATAACCTACATCAGGACCCGCGAAGGCTGGCTGTATCTTGCCGTGGTTGTTGATCTGTTCTCACGCAAAATTATCGGCTGGTCCATGCAATCCCGGATGACAAAGGACATTGCCCTGAACGCACTGCTGATGGCTGTATGGCGGCGTAATCCCCAAAAACAGGTGCTGGTTCATTCGGATCAGGGCAGTCAGTACACAAGCCATGAGTGGCAGTCGTTCCTGAAATCACACGGCCTGGAGGGCAGCATGAGCCGTCGCGGTAACTGCCATGATAATGCGGTTGCAGAAAGCTTTTTCCAGTTGTTGAAACGCGAACGGATAAAGAAAAAGAGCTACGGAACGCGGGAAGAAGCCCGCAGTGATATTTTTGATTACATCGAAATGTTTTATAACAGTAAGCGTCGGCATGGTTCCAGCGATCAGATGTCACCGACAGAATATGAAAACCAGTATTATCAACGGCTCGGAAGTGTCTAGATTATCCGTGGCGATTCAAAGATTACTTTTTGAGGGATTGTCTGAAGTAATTATCGTAAGGGTCACAGTCTATGTACATAACCCTCAACCCAGCGACCCAGGGTTTTATTGTCAGGCTTACGCTTCCCAGCGTTGACTGATAAACCTCCGTGCTGTTCGTTCTCCATCTGCCATTACTGGCGATACCGGCACCGGCGCAGGTGTAATTCGAAAATCCATAGTTCGGGTGTGCCGGGTCCTGGGGAATATACATAAAGCTGGTAATTCCCGTAGTTACTGCCAGCGGTCGATCTGACTCCATATAAGACTGGGTTATGAATTTTGCGTCCAAGGGGAGGCAGTTGTTGTGCCACACCATTACCCCATCGCGGTACATGTAGAACCCTGCCGCAGGCATGGGGGGCAATACTTTTGCAAATATATACGCCCTGGTCGGATACTGATTCTGTCCCGCATTAGCAAACTGCAGCTGATATGTGCCCCCACTTTCTATTTGGTTAAAGAAGGATCGGCTAAGAGCTCCTCCTTCGTAATTGCGGTTCCGCATGAAAACCATGATACCGGCTCCCACACGGACACCGGTATCAACAGTTCTGGCACCGGCCTCGATATCAATCACGTTCGCCAGCACAAAAGGGGTGAAGTCAGGCGCGAGCTTTACGGTTTTCACGCCAGACGGGTACTGATAAAGAGCAAACCCGGTGTATGTCGTATCAGCGCCTGTTTTTGCTGTTGCTGTCACCATCAGCCGCAGCGGCACAGTGGTGTTCCATGTCAGTGTGCTGCCTGAGACTGATGCGGTGATCGTGTTATTTTGCTCATTGTTAGCCAGGGTGTTATTCATGGCCGTAACGGCAAGATCAAAACCGGGAGCTGAATATGCTTTTGAGCCACTACCATTTACGACGAGGTGATCAATAACATAGGTGAACCCCATAGAGTTGGTGGCATCAAAGCCGGTGCCCTCAATAAACATCTGCATCATAACGGTTTACCCATTACCACCAGGGGCCTGTTAGCGGCGTCATAAAATACAATCCTGTCCGCATTGATTTTAAGCTGACCGCCACCAGTGCTCCCGTTCATTTCAAGCGTGCCCCCCTTATCCAGCCGCCACCCGGCAGAACCTGCTACATAATTGACCGACTGAATGAAGTTACCGATCTTGGCGTTATCGATAGACCCGTCCTGGATGAACACCGAGCGCAAAAACAGCTGCCCGCCGGTGGCGGCAAACACCAGTTCCTGCCCGGTGGTCGTCGGGTTATAAACCGCAAACGTGTCGGCGCTGACGAGGAAGTTAGAGGAGCCTGCGGCATCAATGCCCAGCTGGATACCCAGTCAATCAGGTAATAGTTCGTCGCGTCCTGTCTGGTGGACAGGTCCAGTCTGAACTGATTCATCGTGGTTTCGGTCAGCCACGGGATATTGTCGAACTCCACCGTTGCGATACCGTTGGCGTCATAGGCAGGCTCGGCGACGGTGATCATGTTAGTGTCGTTGAATCCACCCGTACCACGCCACCGCAGCTGCCCCGCCCAGCCGGGCGCACCGACTTTCCTGATGCGGAGTTTAACGAAGCGATAGGACGAGGGGTTGATAGCCAGTGATCCCGGCGATGCCACCCACGGATCGGTGGCATGGTTCGCAGGTCGTATCCACCCGTCAACGATTGTGGGAGTTCCGTTCCCGGTCCAGCCCTCTACCGTCGAATCGAAGTACCAGATTTTCGCCGGGTCGAACTGGGAGCCGGTGCCCGCCGATATCTGCGCGATCTGCTGCGCCAGCGAGTCGGTGGTGGTCTGAATCGTCTGGTTGACGTTGCTGATATCCGCGACGCGCTCGTTCTTCTCGGTCAGCAGCGCCTGCCCCCGCGCCGTTGCCTCGTCGGTGATGGCTTTCTTACGGTCCGTGACCTCCTGCGCCAGGCCCGCTTTAGTCGCCGCCGACTCTGTCGTTACTGCGGTGATGTCGTCGCGCGCAGACTGGATATCTTCACCCAGATCGGCAATGTCCGAAACGAGGTTTTTATAGCCCTCGGTCTGTTCAAGCGTGTCGCCGATCATGTCGAGATAATCACCGGCGTTAGAGCTGGACTGGCCTGCCGCCCACTCTGTCCAGTCTCCGGTGTTGCCGATACGATCCACCAGGCGCGCGCGGTACCACTGGCTGACGCCCGCCCGCATCGGCCCATGCTGGTAATGCGTGGCCGGATACGGCACCAGCGCCAGTAATTGTGGGTTAGCCTTGTCTTCGGTGGTGGCGCGCTGAATTTCGGTGTATGCCGTATCACCAGAGCCATCCGGGAAAGCCCAGGTGATGTCGATAGCCCAGACAACATCGTCCGTGGCGGCCAGTGCCTGCGGCGTTCCAGGCCTGCCGTTTTTGCCCGTAAGATAGGTGGTGTCAGCATAACCCCACGGCGAGCTTGAATCCTGGGCGTTCAGCGCGCGCACCCGCACGTCATAACTCCCGGTGTAGATCCCCTGCACCGCAAATCCCTGGGCGCTGCTCACCGGAACGTTTATCCAGTCGCCATTATCCTTGCGCCACTGCGCCTGGTACCGGATCGCGCCATCTACCCTGTCCCAGGACGCATTCATGGTGGCGACGGTGAGTCCCTGCTCGATATGGTCGGTTTCGGTAAGGATGATGTTTTTCGGTGCCGGCAGAACGCTTACCGGCGTGACGGTGACCGGCGCCGGGGTAATGCGTACACCGTCATCGATATAGCGGTATTTATTCGGGTCATGCTGAACCGCGGTGATCGTAAAACCACCGTTGCTGTCGTCGTTCGCCCGGATGGATGTCACACGAAAATACTGGATAGCCAGGTTGTCGCTGTCGATGGCCCACACTGCGCCGGATTCAGGCGGCAGCCTGAAGGGGGTGGTGACCGTCACCGTCTGTTTATCCGCGCTGATGGACGCGATTGTCCGCGTCTGCGCCTTGCCGTCCGGCAGGTTGACCACCAGGCGATCGCCAGCAGCGTAATCAGCGGGACGATCAAGCGTAACGTTCCGCCCGTTTACCGCCCGGATGCGTCCGCCGTTCTGCCTGCCGGCGCGGAACGGGTCCGCGATACCGATAATTTCCGCAGGCAGGGGAATATAACCGTCCAGCCCCACGCCAAATGACACCGTTCCGTCGCGCGCATTAGACAGCAGCGCCCAGCGGCCCCGGCGGTGCGCTTCACTCTGGGATGTGCAGCCAATCGCCGTCATCGACATCTGGTTGACCTTGTACCGCTTCACCAGGTCGGAATCGTAGACACTCTCAACAGTATCGCTGTAATGGTTCTGCGGATCAGACCAGGACACCAGGGCAGACGAGTAGCGGTTTTTGTAGCTGCCGCCGCCGTAGGTAAACAACCCGTCAATCACGTTTGATGCGTGGTAGGTAAAATCCACTTCATCCTGCGGCACATCCGCGCGCACGTAAATCTGGTCGTTGCCCCAGAAGGTGATCCCCCGGAATATCGCCGCCAGATCGCTGAGAACAGTGTAGGCGTCCTGCTGGCTCTGGATGTAGACGTTGCAGGTGAAGCGCGGCTCGGTACCACCCGCCCCGTTCGACACCTTCTGATCGCAGTACTGCGCAATCGCATACAGCTCCCACTTATCGATCATGGCAGCATCGATGCGGGTGCCCATGCCGTAAATCTCATCCAGCACCAGATCGTAAAATACCCAGGCCGGGTTCCAGCTGCTGAATATCCTGCGTGAAACTCATATTCACCCCATAAAAAAACCGCCCGGAGGCGGTAAGTCATTCTGGATTTGAAGATAATCAGGGAGCAAAGGACTGCTCGAACGTGAACGCTACTGTCGCTTTTTTTCCGGAGGGGAGCGAAACACTGAAGGAATCAGCCTTCATCCGATAGAGCTTCTTCTCCCCCCAGGGGTTCGTCCACCAGAACGATTTTGTAATGTGCGACATAAGGAACGCACGCAGCACTGCGGCCTCGCTTCGTGTGCCCGTCCAGTCAAGTTCCCAGACTTCGGACTTGTCATTGATCCCCATCCCGGCGATCTGTTTATACCCGTCGCCAAACTGGGACTGAAGCGTACGGGCGCTTTCCGTTCCCCGGGCAGTTTTACGGGTGCCCCAGCTGAATGTGTCTGTCACCGCTACCCCCTTGGGTAAAGTACACCACCTGGCCCCAGCTCCTTTTTAAGCCGGTCAGTGATGGTCTGCTGAACAATGCCCTGAAGCTGCCGCGCCGTTCCAATGGTGTCCGCCTGGCTGGACTCGCCCCCCCCCTGCTGACTGACACTGACCGGTGCATAAACGCTGATCCCCCGCGTGGCCGCAGCGGGCATATTGCCGCCACCCACCAGTCCGCCGGACGCGTAACCGCGCATCATACTGTACAGATTTCCCACCCCGATCCGGCTGGTCGCCTCTTTGGTAAAAACGAACTCCCCGCGATGAACCACCCCGGCAGGTTCATATTTACCGCCCGATCCGGTATAGCCGCCCCCGGCAAATCCGATAGCCGAACTGACAGCGCCCACGATCCCCACTCCCGCCTGTTTAAGGGCGATCTGCGCCAGCATCGAAAGCGTTGAGCGGGTGAAGTCACTCCACTTTGCTTTACCGGTGGTAAGCATGTCCGCAAGGTTTTGCGTCATTCCGTCAAAGGTGCTGGCGGCTACATTTTTCATCTGGCCGTACGCGTCACCCGCAGAATCGGCGTAATCAGCCCAGGCGGATTTCCCACCAGACAGCCAGTCACCGCGCATTTTATCCTGTTCCTGATAATATCCCTGTAGCGCCTGCAGCTCTTTCTGGTAGCCCTGATCTTTTTCAGACCCGCCGCCATTTTTCCAGCCCTGTAGTAACTGAGCCTCTTCATTGCGCCGCTGTGCAGCACGACTACTCATCCCCGCGCTTTCCGCCAGCGCCCGGGTTTTCTCACCCATCTGGGTAACGTATTTTTGCGATGTATCCTGCATCGGCATCCAGTTCTTCCCCGGTGTACTCCGCGTCGGTGAGATAAACGGCGACGGCCGGGAAATCTCCCTCTTCGAGCACTGCTGGCCTACCGTCAAAATAAATGGCGTCAGTACCAATCGCGCTTTCCAGCGCGTCAAGAATCAACTGTCGGATATCACTGTGTTTCATTTTGTCAGAATCAACCTGAGTTGGTTTGTAAGGGATGCCCGGAGCTCTTTGGGCATATCCGAGTCCATGAGCTTCGGCAGCTCAGCTTTAAATGCCGTGGTTAAAGGGGCTGCCAGAGGAATGCTGACCACTTCGATCGGATAACGAGGCTTTGCTGTTCGCCTCATGACGTGCCAGCGACCATTTTTAAGCTGCTGAATGAATCCGCCCGGGAAACGGAACGGTCCAATGCGCAGCACGCTGTTGGCCCCTTTCTTATCCCGTTTTCTGCGGGAAAGGCGCACGCTGGCGGTACCGAGTTTTATGGCCGGTAAATTGCCACGGTTTACACGGATAAGCGCGCGGGGTTTATTAACCGTCGCACGTCTCAGCCTGGCGCGTTGCTTTACCAGTTTTCGCGGTACGCGGGTATCTTTCGACACGACTGCCACGCTGCGGCTGACGGCCCGGTTTGCCACGCGGTTAACGGCCTGTGCCGACGCACGCGGAACAGCCGTTTTGCTGATGCTGTTGAGATTCTCTATCGCCTGCTCAAGGCCTTTAATGGACATGCAGCCTCCTTAACGACGGCGGGTACCGGCGGGCGGGCTCCCGTTACCCAGCCAGATATGGCAGGATCCACAATCGTCAGGGCCAATTCGCTCAACCCAGAAAGCTCGCCCGTTAATCATCAGGGTGTCCATGCGTTCCAGCTGCTGAACAGTGGCGGTTTCCACAAACAGGGTCGGACTGGTACCTTCAACCCGAATCCCCACACCGGCATAACCAATATTCTCTAGATCATCGAAAACGCCCATCAGGGTGACACCTGACAAAGCGCCTGACATCACCTTTGCATCTGCGCCCATCACACTGCGTATAGCGCCATCCGCTCGCGACATGGCCTCGTCAAAGAGATTATCGTAATCAGCCATGCGGTCCCCTTCAGACTTCTCTAGCCAGCCCCTTTGCGATCAGCTCGTCTGCATCCTGTTTGGATACGCGAATGATCACACCGGGCTCAACGATGGAGACCGGTTCGTTACGCGTGGCATGCAGCGCGTCAATATGCAGGGTTGCCAGCGTTTCTACTGTTACCCGGTCATCGGTTGTGGTCGCTTTCGTTTTTTCTTTCGCCGCGTCAGCAATATCAACGTCGGTGCTGCCGGTGCTGCCGGTGCTGCCGGAAGCATTCTCCTCTCCATTTTCACCGTCAACCGAACCGGCATCTCCATCCAGCTCCTCTTCAAGCTCAGCAATACGCATCGACAGCTCCTGGATGGTGCCGCTGGTATTCACGTCACGGCCCAGCATTTTGCCCAGCTCTTTCAGCCGGGCGATAAGTGTTTCTTTTTCAGTCATGGAAACTACTCCGAAAAATTGGCCCCGAAGGGCCACCAGGTGGAAGTTACGCGAGTTTCACGGATACAAATTCGTCCGAGTCTGCCAGCAGCATCAGCGGCGCGGACTGGATCATAGTGAATTCACGGGCCGGGTCACCGGACTGCACCCAGTTTTTCGGATAGCGTGCGGACGCGTTAATGCCCTCGCGCTGCGCGTCCACATCCTGGATACAGCCATAGGTCCGCAGACCGCGCGCCTGTGTGTTACCCAGTACCATGGTGTTATCCGGCAGGTAATTCTTCTGCACGCCCCCTTCAACGTACTGACCGGCGTACACGACGATTGCCACATCGCCGTACATACCCTTATAGGAAACCGCCTGACCGAGATCCTTGAGTGCGGTTTCCAGCTCAGAGTTAGAGCCGCGGCGGGTATCCAGCTTGTCTTTGACGGCCTTAAAGGAGCGGAACAGTGACCAGCCTTTTGGATCGAACACGATGATGTTGACCACGCCACTGGCATTCACCGCATACGTCTCGATGTCATCGGTCGGATCATAGGTTTCTTTGTCCCGGACGGACCAGGCCGCAGCACCCGCCTGAACAATGTTGTTTCTGGCGCTGCGCTGCATATCCACCTCCACCGGCTCGAATGCCTCCCCGGTCATGGTATATTTACCGCTGAGCACGGCGGATACGGCCTGCATTTCTTCTACCTGCGCAATCGCCAGCTCTTCATCTTTCATGTTCTGCAGAATGATGCGGCGGCGGCGATAAGCAGGATCAGCTAGGTTCTGTGGATCTTCATCCGGCAGACGACGCAGGGTCATCTGCGGGTTTACTTCGTGCTTGGGCTTAACATAACCAGGCGTAAATTCTGAGGTTGTGCCACCGCGCGAGCGGATGACCTTGCCGGAAATAACAGGCGAGACATAGAGCGCCATGTTAACCAGGCCCGGGATTTGCGACAGGTACACCTTCTCAGTGCTGAAGGGATAGCTTTCGCGGAAGAAGATGCGAAGGAAAAGCGGATCGAACTTAAATTTCTTCTCATTGACCGCCAGCAACTGGGCAGTGGTATAAATTGACATAGATTTTTCCCGTAAAAAAAGCCGCACAGGCGGCTTTTATGGATGAATGTGAGTGTTAATAAAGGGTTTAGATGATGCTGACGGCCGTGCCGGTAAACGCATTATGCTTGATATGCTCATCTGTCACAGCTGAAGGCCAGAGAACATCTTCAATGCGGAATGAGCCGGATTTATAAAATGCCAGCTCCACGCTGCTCTGGTCTGCCGCTACGGCAAGAATACCGCATGCCGCGCCAGCGTGAGCGCCGTCCCAGACCGTTAACTTGCCCGTATGAGTGGTGTCATGGCCGGCGTGGAGGCTGTCAGTTCGCCAGGTGCATATGCAGTATGTGCCGGGTCACTGTTGCCGAGCGGCTGTAAATGGGTAAAAACTTCAGTCGTTGCCATAAGAGCCTCTTAAACGGGGGTGTTTAACAAATCGTCACCTGCTCCAGCAGATGCATTACCTGTCGATAGCGCACCGGGTGCTGTTTCCATCAGGCGATCCAGTGCCGTATCGGAACGCGCCTGGGCACTTTGCGGTGCCGCGGCCAGAATGCGCTGTGCGCTTTCGACCGTCATACCCGGCGTTTCGGCCAGTGCACGCGCCTGTGACTCACGTCCTTTCGCCTCTTCGCAGTTCAGGATCCCCATGATTCGGCCATTTTCGGCACTCACCGCTGCGGCGACCTGGGCACTGACCTCTGCCGGGGAAGCAACAACTGCAGCAGCGGATTCGACAGTATTTGTCTGTTCTGCTGACGCGGTTGCTTGAATAGCATCCGCAGCTGCGGCTGATGCGGTGGTTACTTTTTCCATATTTCCTCCAGGGGAGATTGTTTTTCGTTTGTTAAGTGACTCGCGCATCACGTTCAGCGCGTCAGTGTTATTGACCAGCTCTTCAGCCAGACCGGCATCCACCGATTCCTGACCGGAAAATACAGCCGCTTCGGTATCCAGCACGGACTGCACGGACATGCCTGTATAAGCGGCAACCTTTTCGGCAAACATCCGGCGCGTGGCGTCGATCCGCGTCTGAAAATCATCGCGAACGTCTTTCGGTAGTTTTTCGTAAGGGTTGCCATCAACCTTGTGATCGCCGCTGTAAATCAGGGTCACCTCGACGCCCTGCGTTTTCAGGGCAGCGCCGTAGTTGCTGTGCGCCATCATCACGCCGATTGAGCCCGTACGCGCGGTCTGGGTGACCAGACGGCGGGAAGCGGCGCTGGCGATAAGTTGCCCGGCGCTGCAGTTCATATCGTTTGCCAGCGCCCAGATGGGCTTGATACCGCGCATCCGTGCAATAATGTCGGCGCAGTCGAATGCACCGGACACCATCCCGCCAGGCGTATCCATATCGAGGAGAATGCCGTCGACGCCGGGATCGCTCATGGCCAGCTGCAGGCGGGCAATGATCCCGTTGTATCCCGTCATGCCGGAATAAGGCTGCAGCGAACGGGTTTTACTGACCAGCGTGCCGGAAACGGGCAGCACCGCGATACCGTTCGTTATCTGGTAACTACGCGACGGCCGGGGCACCATCTCCTCATCATCACCAAAGAGCGCCAGCGGTTCGGCAATCTGCTCAGCACCAGGCGTTGCGCCAGACACCGTATCCGTCAGTCGAGTGATCCCCAACTGGCCTGCCAGCGCGCAAAAGAAAACCCGCGCATAGGCGGGTTCAAGCATCAGCGGCTCATTAAAGGCCATGCTGGCAATATGCGGGAGATTACGCAGTTCTGGCGTCATCTTTATCCTCCTCGTTTGATTTTTTCAGCCCGGATTCAAAAGCGGCTGCCGCCCAGGCCGGGGGTTTAAGACCCGCGCTCCGGCGCTCCATAGTTTCACGTACCTGCTGAGAAAATATTTCCTGATAGTCATCTCCGCGTTTGGCGCACTCCTTCTCATAGGTGCTGAGGCCGGCCTCGATCAGCATTACAGCCTCCTGCACCTCCTTCAGGCCATCAATAGCCATGCGCCCCGAGCCGATCCAGTTTGCGTTACCCCATGAAGTTCTCGCTTCCTGGAAGCTGAACCTGGCTTTGGATGGGAGCGTGACAACCCGGCGCGCAATCGCCTCTTCCAGCCAGCAGACAAACATCTGACAGGCCTGCCGGGCTGCTACGAACTTGCGTCGACCCATAAAGAACGCCCAGGATTCATTGGCGCTGGCGCGTGCGGTGGAGTAACTCATCTGGGAATAGTTACGCGAGAGCTGCTCGTATGACACCCCCAGCCCGGCGGCGATATAGCGCAGCAGTGACTGCTCAAATGTGGAATAACCGTTATCCGTATCCTGTGCTGACTGCAGATTCAGTGAATCACCAGGCATCAGGTGCGGGACTTTGGCACCACCGAGCCGAACCGGCGCCGCGGTGTAATACGATGCCATTTCACCCAGCCAGCCTGTCATTTTGCTTTGCTGGTCTTTACTGTCAGAGCCGAGAATAAAGTCCATCGCCGTCTGCGTATCCAGTTCGCTTTCAATGGTGGCCGCATACATCGCTTTCACGATCGCACTCTGCAGTTGCGTATTTTGCAGGGTGTCGAGCATCTTCATCTGCTCCATCACGCTGTAAAACACGTTGGCACCGCGCGTTTGCCCGTCTTCAAGCGGCTCGAACACATGGATAAACGATGGTCTGCCCCCATGGAGTTCGCGGGGAATATACGTCCATTTCTGCGCCATCCAGCCCGGATAACCATCCTCGCTTACGTAGTAGCCCAGCGCCGCACCAGCATCGTTTATGCTGACACCGGCGCGGCAGTTCCGGGTGTCCCCCATGTTATTGGGATTGCTGACGCGCTTCGGACTGACCATCTTGAATTGCGTGCGGAAAAGCCGCGTTGAATCACTGTCCCAGGTGGGCTGCACGAACAACTCACCGTTGAATGCGTGCGTCGCGACCCCCTCACGGATCATCATCGTAAACGTTCGCTTGCGCTCGGCATCAATCCCGCAAAAGTCATCTTCAGCATACTCATACCAGGCGGCTTCCACCTCCCTGGCAAACGCGCGGCACTCCTCTTCTTTAATACCGAGATAACGCCAGCTCGGGCAGTAACTCAGTCTGAAAAATGACCCAACGATGTGATCCTGGTGAAGTTGTACGGCGTTTGCTGCGTAGCCGTTATTTCGTACAAGATCGTCAGCACGGGCGTTTCCACGTGATAAATTAGGCAGGAGCGCCGCATCAGCACTTTCGATGGGCGGATTCCAGGAGCGCAACTGGCCGCCAAATCCGCCGCCACCGCCGTGATACCCGGCATATTCGCGCAGGGATGTTTTACCGTCTGGGCCCACTAAAGCTGGTAATTTCATACATAAAACCCTGCCGGTCCCCGGCGCCGTGAAGTGGAGCCAACCTGAGATTCGAGGTCAGCAATGTATTTTTTCAGCTCGCTGACTGAGGTAGCTGTAAATTCCACCCTTCGACCATCTTTCTGTACCGTTGCCACCCGTTTACCCATCATGAGGTCATGTAATGCAGTGCGTGCTGCCTCCAGATCAGCCTGTGTCGCCATTATTCTTCTCCGGATAATGCCCGGGCGTAATCCGCCAGGGTTTTGTGATTTTTACGCCCGCTGTCTTCCTCCAGCAGAGTTGCCAGAAGAGAATCGAGATTAAGCTGCCATCGCGAAATGCTGATCCGCAGGGCTGCAAGTGCGTAGACAAAGCAGTCGAGCGCCTCATTTCGTCGCTTTTTGCTGTCCCAGACGATCTTTTTCTTACCGTCTACCCACTTCTCGACCTGCTCCTCAGCTGTCAGCTGCTGAGCTTCGGCTAAATCATAGATTTCAGGGTTATTAGGGAAATGCACTGCTCCGGCGAGGGGTTCACCGGCCTCTGGCACGAGGGTGAAACGGTTATAGATTTGCTCTTTAGCCGTGTCGGTGCCCACTTCCGTGAGATAAACACCGTTTTTGTTGCGTTTGCGCGGCATGCTGGCAACGGGTTTACCGTAGACAGATGCCCCTTTAATGGGTATCAGGCGGAACAGGCCATGCTTTTTCGAGCGGTTGTAAACGATGGTCGGATCGATACCGCCGATATCCCAGCAGATGCGTGAAACCGACATTTCCACCCCATTTTGCCGGGTATATGTCCGGTTGATAGCCTCATCAATCCGAAGCAGAGTAGCTTCATCGTCATGACGGCCCATGATGATCTGCCTGTCGATAAGCCAGCTTTCTTCGCCGGGCCCCCAGCCCCAGACCCGCATTTCATAACGGTCAAGCTGGGAGTCAATACCGGCTGTCAGGTAGGCCACCCGCTCCGGTACCGCGGCACCAAAGTGCTCCTTACGTTCGGCCATTACGTCTGCATCGGGGCGGTCACCAATTTTCGGCTCCCATGTTTCGCCAAGCGTGGTATTAACGAAAGTCTTGCGCTTGCCGGTATCCCCTTTTGTCTTGATCCAGTCTTTGACGATTTGCACCCAGGTCGTGAAGGGACTGTAGGCAGTCCAGATATGAAAAGTGACGCTGTCAGGTGGATCAATTTCGGTACCGGATGATGAAAACCAGCACAGGCCGTCCCGTGTCCAGATCCCCGTCTCCCCGCAAAGATAACGGGCCTGCGCGAAATCGAGCTCCTGCTGCTTAATCACACAGGCGTTATGCTCGCAAAGGTAAAACACACTGGCAGGCTCACCCGGCGTCCACTTGAAGCCGAACGGCGTCTCTTTATCGCCGAATTTCAGGTACTGCTCTTCCCCGCAATGCGGGCAGGGAACGTGGAACCGCAAAAAATGCTGCGACTCTTTCGCGGCACGCTCAATCTGGCAGGTGCCCCTGACTTTTGGCGTGGATCCGCGGATGGACTTGGGCCAGACCGAGCCTTCAATTCGTTTATCACCCAGAAACGTCGGGGAGCCCTCTTTCTCGATATCTTCATCAAAGGCGGCCAGTTCGTCATAGCCCGCCACATCGACGGATTTCTCGCGATAGTTTTTTGCGGCCTTCCCCCCCAGACACCAGAATCCACGCCCGTTTGAAAAACGCTTCATACTGAGGGTATTGTCCCGGTGTTTTTTGCCATACCAGGGAGCCAGCGCCAGCAAGGTGGGAATATCACGGATTGTCGGCTCGACATGCGACTTCATAAAGTTCTCGGCATCGCCGTCAGTCGGCAACCAGATAAGGGAGTTTCGCTGCTTATGCTGGATGAAATACGCATAAACCCCGAGCAGCATCTTTGAATAGCCAACACGGGCAGACTTCACGACATTCACTTCACGGATATAGTCGTTGCCCATGGCATTCATGATCGCACGCTGGAAGGGTAAGGTTTCCCAGCGTCCCTCCTGATAAGCAGACTCTTTCGGGAGGTAATAGTTATCGTCTGCCCATTCAACGGCAGTCATTGGCAGGGGTCTGACCAGAACAGAGAGCCCTTCCTTTACCGCATGAACAAAGTTATTCATCTGTATTTCTGTAATACTCATCCGCAAACTCCTGCATCCTCTCCGCAGACTCAACGCATTTATTAGCTCCCTTTGCAACCAGCTCTTTGAGATAAGCCAGCTGGCGATCATTTAATTCAGGGAATCGTCTCTGCATCGAAAGCGGAATGCTGTCCAGAACGGATGCCAGCTCCCCGGCCAGGCGAGATAGCGCAAAAATGGAGAAGGCCGTATCAATCACCTTATGCTCAGCTATCTGATTTTTTAAACGCTGCGCGATCGCCTGTTCAGAAGTCAGCTCGATTCTGGCAACCAGCAACGCCTCTTCATGATCATCATCGCTGCCATCATCCGTACGTGAGTAGCGGTTACGTTGAAGATAAGAAAGATAGAAATAGCGCCACTCATCTATGTCGAGTTCACCGCGTTTCTTTGAAACTGGCGCACCCGGTAGTTTTTGCAATCTGCGCAACTGCCGTTCCGTCAGGCGTAAATGTTCCGCCACCTCCACCTGAGTTGCCACAAGTCACCTCATCTGTTCCTGATCTGCTCTCCCACCTAAAAGACGGTCTCATCCGGTAAAATGAACAAAAAATCGCATGTCCGGTTCTAGGAAATCATATTTTATTAATTTTCAATCAATTAGTTCCTTAACGAACCGGACATTACTTCTGGGAAATTTTCATAAATAGCGAGAATCTGCGAGGTCGCCGCCCCGTACCAAGCCGATATGCCGGAAAGGACCCGCAAACGATAATAAATATCAATTGCATTGATGCGCGTACGATGCACAATAAAAAAGGCCGCTATTGCGACCTTGTCTTTAGAAGGTGAGGTTATAGAAGTTTAATTTTTACGTCATAGCCTTCCAGGCCTGTCATCGTTTCGCGAGCAACAAATTGAATTTCAGTAATTTCTTTTCCAGTTTTTTTTTGTAGTTCTGAAATTTTCTTGGCTATCAGAGCGGCAATGTCTTCTTCTGCCTTTTGCGTCAGCGCTTCAATTTTCATTTTTACCTCTTCTGATTCATTTACTGTTTCCATTTTCAAGCAAGGTGACAATTTCTGATTAACAGTCCTTACCCATAACTGGATATAAATTATAGACTATCAATATTGCATACGCTGAATACGTAGAGAATTTGCTTTCAAATTCTTTGACATAGCCCCCCACTAAGTTAGTTCTGCTCACGTTGATGACGATAAAAAGCCCCTGTATTTCTACAAGGGCTTTGGGCATATGGTGCCGGGTGCCTCCCGGTGAGCCTTTGGGTCAACCACCCGTGACTCGCTGCTTCAGTCTTTCACGATGAGCGCCAGTGAAGAAGAGCCATCAGGTTACTTAGCCCCGCCGCTGAGGGGGATCCACCATAATCTTTAAATTGTGAATTCTAAAATCATCTCACTTATCGATAAACTGAAAATGACCATTGATGCCGCTTACGTACAGTTCAAAGGTATTTATTCACTGCACTTATTACTTCTTCTTTGTTCAGCTCCCGATCAGAAGCAACAAAAATATCGATGTGATCGCCTGTTAATGAATGTATTTCAGTAAGCATTACTTTTAACGATACTTCATCACCATTTGGGTAATTCCGTATAATAGATGTTACTGGTTTAAGCACATTTATGACTTCTACCTGTTGCGAGTTGAAGAAAACCAAAACTTTTTTCATCGATTTGCCTCAATCCATATGCGTCTGTTTTCAGGCAATTGTCATTTTGTCTTCAAAGAAACGCTGATACTTTTAAAAAAACCATGCTGCTACATGATCTCAATTAGCACTGCTTATATTCCAGCCCGTATTACTCCGGGGCCGCTAGGCGAAATACGATTCATAAATAAGCAATACACCTTTCTCATAACCATTTCAGGAGTGGTGAGTTGAGTCTATACATAAAAAAAAGTTAAGCATCCTTTAAAAAGAAAAGGTGTCGAATGTGTTGACTTATAGCATACATTAACGCAATAAACCTACTAAAGCAGCGAAATCAACTGGTTTCACACCATAATCCCTCGTAAAATCTTTATCGTTTTTCATCATCAGGTGTGCTCTGTAATGGCAACCATACTCATGCATTCGCCGCGCTCGCCTAGCGGATTCTTCGCTCTGTGGTCATGCACAGCCAGCTCGGAATTGGCGCTCTCAGTAATGCTTTTCTCATCAACCTTTACCAGAGGCTAAGCTGGCTCTCTAATGAGAGAACCGTTAGAAGGCCATTGCTCTGCGTTTGCCGCCATACAGCTGCTGCGAACTAGCGCTTTGAGTGTTTTGTTCGTTTGACCTTAGGCTGACATATCGATCCTATTATCCGCTACTGGGGATACTTTCTAGTAAGGCATAAGTCAGCGGAATAGATAAAAGTTGCAAATAAATTGCAATTTCTAACGAAAGTGTTATTGTCCCCGCGCTATGAAAGCAAGAAGCACATAAGAAGAAAAATAGTTTGACTCAAAGTTGCCCCACACCGGGGCTTTTTTTTTGTTTTTAGCGTCGTATCCCGCCTAACTAGCGTAACCGGCTAACATTTTAGCCTTTCTTTTTTAAACGAACTTTAATCCGTTTGCATTGATTAATGTTACCACTTACCTGTCGGGGTATGAAGCACCTTCTCTTCCAGGACTATTCCTATAAAGATATTCCAGCGAAATAATTATGGTAATAAAGTAACGATGACCTGCCCCCAGGATTAGATACAAGGCTCAGTTAGTAATGTCGGATCCTTCACTCTCAGAATTACCCTTTCTCCAGCTCGCTGCAAATTCAGACGGCGTCTGATAATTCAGCGTGGAGTGCGGGCGACATTCGTTATAATCCTGACGCCATTCGCTGATGGTTTTCCTGGCATGATTGACGTCGCTGAACCAGTGTTCATTCAGGCATTCATCGCGAAAGCGTCCGTTAAAACTCTCAATAAATCCGTTCTGCGTCGGCTTGCCGGGCTGGATAAGTCGCAGCTCCACTCCATGCTCAAAGGCCCACTGATCGAGCGCGCGGCAGGTAAACTCCGGGCCCTGATCGGTTCTTATCGTAGCCGGATAGCCGCGAAACAGCGCAATGCTGTCCAGAATACGCGTGACCTGCACGCCTGAAATCCCGAAGGCAACAGTGACCGTCAGGCATTCCTTTGTGAAGTCATCGACGCAGGTAAGGCACTTGATCCTGCGACCAGTAGCCAGCGCATCCATGACGAAATCCATCGACCAGGTCAGGTTGGGCGCCTCCGGGCGGAGCAGCGGCAGACGTTCTGTTGCCAGCCCTTTACGACGACGTCTGCGTTTAACGCCCAGCCCGTTCAGATGATAAAGGCGGTACACGCGCTTGTGATTAACCAGAAGCCCTTCACGGCGCAGTAACTGCCATATGCGGCGGTAGCCAAAACGCCTGCGCTCCAGTGCCAGTTCAGTAATGCGCCCTGATAAATGGGCATCAGCCGCCGGACGCTGAGCGTCATAGCGGCAGGTCGACAGGGACAAACCTGTGAGTCTGCAGGCACGACGTTGCGACAGACCGGTCGCATCACACATCAACACCACGACTTCGCGCTTCTGGTCTGTCGTCAGTACTTTCGCCCAAGAGCCACCTGAAGCGCCTCCTTATCCAGCATGGCCTCGGCGAGCAGCTTCTTGAGTCTGGCGTTCTCTTCCTCAAGCGACTTCAGGCGCTTAACCTCAGGCACCTCCATGCCGCCATACTTCTTACGCCAGGTATAAAACGTGGCGTCGGAAATGGCGTGCTTACGGCAGAGTTCACGGGCAGAAACTCCGGCTTCAGCCTCGCGGAGAATACTGATGATCTGTTCGTCGGAAAAACGCTTCTTCATGGGGATGTCCTCATGTGGCTTATGAAGACATTACTAACATCGCGGTGTATTAATCAACGGGGAGCAGGTCAACGATATGCATTTGCATGCCCTTATAAGCAGACCGAATTTCCTGCTTATAAGGGTTTTCTTTTGTGAACTTCATATGGGATATAGTTTCAAGCAGCTACTTCAGGCACTGTGTAATAATAAATTCCTGCAGGTAATCTACCTGCTTTGTTACAGTGGCTATTCGCTCCCTGAGGGTGAAATAATTCCGCTCAGCGGAGCCTGTAAGTCGGGGGCCGGAAGCATCGCCCAGGCTGCTGGTTGAGGACGCTCCGTCCGCGGGACAGGTTGCGTAGAGTTGCAACCGGCGCTTACCAGTAGCAACATCGCGTTGAAGCTGATCAATATTTTCCCGGGCATCTGCCAGTTCCTTCGTGTATTTCGCATCAAGAGCTGCAACGTCGCGCTGGCGCTTCTGCAGATCACTTATTGTGTCTTTCGCAAGCTTCAGGTTGTGTTCGGCAGTGTCGGCGCGCTGACGCTCATCTTCAGCTTTGCCGAAGAACCAGAACGCAAGCCCACCGAATACCATTATAACAACCAGTAAAAGCAAAGGCTTCCAGTCAAAGGTCATTGCTGCTCTCCGCCAGGCACATGGATCGCTCCATCTCTCGTCGGTTCTGAAGACCTTTCCACTTCATACCACCAGCGTAAACCCAGCGACGCATTTCTTCGCACGCTCCGTCGTGATCACCTTTGTTCAGCTTGCGCAGCAGCGTTGACTTCGAGAACGCGTCAGAGCCAACGTTAAAGACGAAGCTGTAGAGCGCGGCGCGCTGATACTCGCCCAGCGGCACCTTAACCAGATTGTCTACCGTACGCTTGGCTGGCTGGAGGTCTTTCCATAGCAGGCTGTCACATTCGCGATCGGTATATTTCTTCCCTCTCACGATATCCCGTCCAGTATGGCCATCGCAGACAGTCCACACCCCGACGACGTCTTTATACGCTTCGTACTTACGCCCTTCTACGCCATCCTGCCCACCGAGAAACAGCGAGGCGATAAGCATTACACCGCCACCAGCAGCGGCGATGAGTTTGTTACGCAGGCTACTGGTCATTGGCATCTAATCATCTCCGACTTTGACAGCAGGTCCGTACTTCTCCAGCGCCTTTACCTGCGCATTTGCAACTTTACGTTTGAAGTACCAGTTAATGAGCCCGGTAATGATTATCCCGGCAATGCCAGCCAGTACGCCGATGGCGCTCCATTCGTCAGGGCTCAGTTTTGTGAGGACGCCGTTCAGGATGGTTCCTCCTGAGGTGCCAAGGGCGACTCCGGTGACAAGTTTGCTCATACGGGACATTTCTCTCACCTCGCTGGGATGCGGGTGCTATTTGGTAAGGGATCAGGCTCTCCGAATGAATTACCGACAAAGTGAATGCTCGGTTCCGGGAGACTAAGATAAAAAAGGCCCGCGTTTTCAGCGGGCCCAACTGAGTTTAAATCTAAGTAGGTAGGCATGTTGCCTAGCCACCATCCGTATTGCAGCTGTGTCGAGCAGCGTTACTGACCGGTCAGGATATAAGGTTAATGGCTATGGCTTGGTTCACGATTAAATAATAGCACTACTAACGAAGCGCATATAAAAAAGCCTGCTTTTGCAAGCAGGCAATATTAAACCCAGGTATTGATACTAAGACAGGTGCCGGGTGCCTCCCGGTGACTCGTTACCAGTTATACGAGCCGCAAGCACACTTACATATATTTCAACTGGATTGCCCCACCGCACAGGGGGATTCACCGCTTAAAAGTCTATACCATATATTGAAGCGCACCGGTGTTTATTTCAAATATGTGGTGGCCTTAACGGTCCTGCTAAAATTTCAGCCTCTCCGTCATCACAAATATCATCGCCCTGTGTGAGATGCCAGATACCTGTAATGATTCTGCCTATTTCAGGGTCTTCAATTTCGACGTCAGTGTAATAAGCAATCTGAACCCTGCCGCCGTACTGTATCCAGTAAAAACCTGGTTCCATAATGATCGCCCTCTTCAAGCTCTGACAGAACTTATCAAGACGACAGTATCTGATATGTTAACCGGAATCCATGCGGGATGTGGGCGGCAAAGCCTATATCAGAACCGTGCAAAGAAGCTCATTATTGAGTGTGATGCCGGGTGCCTCCCGGTGACGCTGCGCCAGACCGCAGAATCGCGCTACTCACTTGCCATGTCTAGTCGCCCCGCCGCATAGGGGGATTCATCACAGGCACAGCCTAGTCCTCTTCCTGCCATAAAGCTATTTTTATCTGTGTATTTATTCAGTATAACCAAAAAGACCAGCGGTGCTGTGCTGGCTAAAGTCATATAAAACAAAAAGGCCGCCAATCGGCAGCCTTAGAAATCTGTGGTAATTGGACTGTAGTGCCGGGTGCCTCCCGGTGACTCTATGCTAGATCACAGAATCGCGTCATTCACCTCCAAGTCTAGTCGCCCCACCGCATAGGGGGATTCACCACAGGCGCAGCCTAATCGCCTTTCTTCAACAAAGCTAACTTTATTTACTCAGTATGAAAAAGAAAAAGGCCAGCGGTGTTAAGCAGTCCAGAATCATGTAAAACAAAAAGGCCGCCAATCGGCAGCCTTAGATATAGATGATACTGAGGTTGTGGTGCCGGGTGCCTCCCGGTGACCCTGCGCTAGACCACAGAACCGCGTTCTTCAAACCCGACTCGTTTTGCCTAGCCGCCCCACCGCTGAGGGGGATTCACCACCCGCGCACTGTACGTGGCTTGCATCTTTAAAGATACATATCATTTGCTATTTATTAATAATAAAAAAACCCCGCCGGAGCGAGGTTTCGTAATTTGTTTGATAAGAGCTTTTCGACGCTGCCATCGTGGCGCAGCTCTGCCAAGCATGAATGAATTATTCATCTTTCTGGCCCGTTTTCAACATAAATTGAAATATTTTTTAAGAGGCCTCTCAGTTTTGCTCCGTTTTCATCTGCCGGCACACGGTCAGAAACACCTTTGCCTGGAAGATTTCAAGGCACCACCGCACGCGCTTACGCGCTTCGCCGTCAGTGAGCCAGGGGGCCACGTGCTGCAACTCCCGCGTGATGTCGGACATCTTCTTGCGGGTGGTATAGAACTGCCGGCCAACCAGATACACCGGGTCGTGCAGGTCGAAGGTGTTCAGCATGATCTGCTCGATAAAGTCAGCATCATCGCGGCGCTCGCTCTCTTCGATCAGCGCTGACAGGGTCACCGGCCACAGAATGGACCGGGCACGCAGCGCTGCCTGAACGCCACGGAACCCCTCTTCCCTCGCCTGACCCAGCGCCTCAGTGATGCGCGACAGCTGAGTGTCCGACCACTCCGATTGCTTAACCTCAGACCAGAACTGGCTGAAATTCTCCAGACGGTATTGCGCGCGGGTTTTACCGCCGACGCATTCGCCCCAGACCGTCAGCAAGGATTTGATCCATGCAGACTGAACACTCTTAAGAGGCGTGAACTTCCCGAGGTAACTTTTTCTCGGTGCAGCAGCTGCTTTACCCAGACCTTCGATATGAATGCGGCGTTGACGTGGTGTCATCCTGTACTGCTCCTTAAGCCAGAACGCCGAGCGCAAATGCCCGGTCCAGCACTCTGATTATCATTTCCGGCTGAGTACCGTGCTTACGCTCGAATTTCACCGGATCGTCATGTAGTTCGGTATGGTGCTGGCGGCACAGGGGGATCACGAGACTGTCGTGCGCCTTCGTTCCCATGCCACCCTGGCCCCAGCCGATTAGATGGTGTGGATCATCTGACGGTCTGCCGCAGCACTCGCAGGGCTGCGTCTTAACCCATGCCAGATATTTGGGTTTGTCCCAGCGGGTCCGCTTTGGCCGCTTCATCAGGGTCTGAGGGGATTCGGGATCCACAAGTACGCTCACTACTGGCTTAATGGCTCGAACTTCAGGTAGCGCGCGGGCCTTGTCGGCGATGATGCTGGTGGCCGGTACCGCCGGTACGATCTCGCTCTCACGGTAAGTCTCTTTCACAGCTGTCAGGCGTAAAGCTTCGCGGGCAACTGATTCTGGCAGCGCATCAGTGACGCCGACACGAACAGCCCACCAGCACAACTCAGGCAGGGATATCTCGCGGGTCTTATCGATCGCCAGCGCCGACCGGGTAGTGTCCAGCACCCAGTCGATGACGTTCTGACGCGCCAGCTCCGCCAGGCGCTCGGTGAATTGTTCGCGCAGCTGGTTGTCGCAGTGGCCACAAAGAAGAATTGCGCCGGGCTCATGCCGCATGGTAGTCAGTTCGTGATAGTGGTAGTCGCTGTGCTGGTACTGGCATGTGCCGCCGCCGTGGCGCAGCAACCAGTATACGGGCCATCTAAATCCTCGTATTACCAGCCGAGCTGGTGGTCATTGGTCAAAACTCGATTACGTAAAAAGTGGAGCCAGGGCCTGAAGGTGGGCGATCATCACGCCGGCAAGCTCTCCGGGTAACAATGCAGCGTTGGCAAGTAGGTTTTCAAAACCCTCCTTCGCTTGCTTCGCGTTCGGCAGGCCCAGCAACTTTGCCTGGTGATGCTCGCCGGTCTCTTTTATTGCATCGGCCACCAGCTCAATATCGGTTTTACCCTGTCGAAGGCCATGCTTTCTGGCGATCTCAATGGGCATTGCCAAACCGATCGCGTTTGCGAGCTGCATGACGTGAGCCGTGTACTTGCTGGAGTTGGTTTCGTTTTTCAGGTAGCGATAGAGGTTCTGCTTGTTCACTGTTATCCCTCTGCCACCCTCCCGGGCCCACTGTTCGGCCACCAGCTGCGTAATAACGTCCTGCGCCTGCCCGGGAAGAGTGAGCTCCCATTCACGAACAGCTGCCAAGATAGACTGGCGTCGTAAGTTGTCTCTGCGGCGAGGTTCATAATGATTTTTCGATTTCAGCGGAGCGGCATTCTGCTGGTTAATATGTTGAAAAGTTACCGAGTGCATGGTCAGGCATCCTTTTGAGGTAAACCATCGGTGGGGTTTGGATACAGATCAGGGCGCAACTCGTGCGGAGTTACCTGCCAGTCCAGAGCCCTGCAGGCATTAAGAACTTCAGTGCTGGCAACTTGAGTGCGAAACCAGACTGATACTGTCTGCGAGTTCTTACCCAGGCGGCGAGCTAGTTCAGACTGACTTCCACACAAAGAAATTATTTTTTGTTGAATGGCTTCGTTCATGGTTCCTCCTAGTTTAGGAATCACATGATTGATAAATAATTTGTCAATGTCAAGAAACTTAATCAATCACAACTGAAAAGAAACTTTGTATGCTTGCTGATAGGTTTAATTTGGATCCGAATATGAACTTCGAAGAACGACTATTAAGAGCTCTTGAGGAAGCTGGCATATCTCAATCTGAGTTAGGCAGAAGAGTTGGCGTCAATTCTCAAACAGTCAGTAACTGGTGTAATACAGGTAACTTTCCTCGCAAGGAAAAGCTTGCATTATTCCCTCAAGCCCTTGGAAAACCACTATATTGGTTTTTTATGACTGATGAAGAAGAGGCTCAACTTAAGGCCACTACAGCTAGCAAAACTGTGTTAACTGAAAAGCAGGCTGCTTTGTTAGAGGTGTTTGATCAGCTTCCAGAGGTAGAGCAAACACGCTTCGTTCAGTTGGCTAGTGATCGCCTCGAAGAGCTCGATAGGTTTATGGCAGAGTTCTTGAGCAAAAGAAAAATAGAACCGACGCCGAACAAAGACTAAGACAGAACAAAAACGCCGCTTTTAGCGGCGTTTTTTTTGTATCCCGCCAACCTAAAACCCCTTCTAAAACAATCATTGAAATAAAATATGTCATAATCAGTTTGACTGATGACAAATTTATTTGTAGTCTGATTTCACAAATTCAGTCATCCAGGCAGGACGCCCACGTAGTAGCTGCCGGCGGCATATGAAACACCGGATGAGATGACCAGAGAATGTGCTTTGCGGTGAACCAGCTATTTGCTGAGTTTATCGAGTTTTTCAGGCGGAGAAGCGACTGACCACCGCAGCTGGGGCGCCAGCAAAGCACATACAAACAATGCGCAGCAGATAGTACCGTTCCGCTTGCCAGCGTTACAGGCTGATATAGGAGTAAAAATTGTGGATTACATGGACATCAGAAAGAGTGAGCTTTATGCACATTGCAAAGGCTCACTCTGGAGAAATGGGTCTGGCTGGAAAGCATATAACCCTATTTCCATTCGTCTTCTGCGAGCTTCTGGTTAAGAAAGACTTCGAATTTTACATAGAGTTTTTCAATCTCTTCAACAGGATCGTGTTGGTCTGAAAGATTTCGACCGGATGAGATTTGAGCAGAACGGTAGGAGTTATATGTATCAACCGCTAGGCGAGTTAAATACAAGACCTTCTCTTCTTTTTCCACAGTTAATTCCCTCGTTACAGTATGGGAATTACCACAATAGCACTGAAGTTAGGGCCGCGATACGACAGGCAAAATTAAACAGGAGATAACCATGATCGACTACGCACGTAATCCCGTTAAACAGCAGGCTATTCGCCTCAACATTGTTGAAGTCCTGATCCGCAAGTTCTGCTACTTCATGGCGCAAAAAGGCAATCCAGAGCTCAACGCATGAACTCGCTTTTCGCCTTAATCGTTAACGTCTGCGCCCTCACCGGGGAATGCTCAGACATCATGCTCGGGGTTTATAAGACCGAGGCGGTTTGTGAAGCAGCTGCCGCAGAGCAGCACGTTAAAGGACAGTGTTACCCGTACAAACCGGCTGACGACCAACAGCCAGCGTTACATTTTTAATCGAGTTTTGACCAATGGCCTGACTGGCCCTGAAGGGATCCATTATGGAATTTGGAATGAAACGAGTGATGGCATCTGTACAGGCTGTTGCGGTTCTGGAAAGAATCTACTGCGGCAAGCCAGTACCCCTCGCCACACTGAGTAAAGAATCGAAGCTCTCAGTTTCCTACCTGGAGCAAATTTTTAAGCGGCTGCGCAGCGGCAAGCTGGTCACCTCACACAGAGGACCGGGCGGCGGATATAGCCTTCGTGAAGGTGATATCTCAGTTTCAGCAGTCATCCGCGCAGTCAGCAAGATCCCGTCGAATACCACGTTCGACCCGGTTCTTGTTGCACTTGACGGAGTGCTTATCTCTCAGCTGGCGAACAAGCCCAGCGCCCGATAAGCACAAAACCCGCGCAAGGCGGGTTCAGTACCCGGTCAGCCGACCAAAGCTTTCCGGAATCGAGTTTTGACCAATGACCACTACCTAAGCAGCGCTCATTAGCTGTTGGGTATCTTACACCCAAACGAGGCTCCACCATGGAATTTTTTTATCATATTAAGGCGACTCAGAAATCCGGCAAACCTGACGGTGTTATCTGGTTCAGTGCCAATACGGCGTCACGCGCTGCGCTGCAGCTGGACGTCGCGCTGGAAGATGTAGGTATCGAAACTGGCCGCGGTAAGGACTACGCCAAGCCTGTTCGTACCGACATGCCTGTTGTTGACGATCTACCTGAAGAAGGCGTGATTGATTACACCTGGTGCAAATGCTACGAACTGGCTGACGACCAGCGAACCTGGAATGTGATTGCCGGCACTGCGCAGCAACCTCATCCAGACGGAAAAGTTGTTGAGGGTACCGACACCACTATCGTCGATAGCGTGGATATCGAAACTGGCGAAAGCATTGTTGATGCAGATGGTACCGAAACGGTTTGTGATGCGGTAAGAGAGTTCCGCGAGCGCAAACTTCCGGTATTGACGACCGTCGCCACCCTGCCTTTCCGTCAGCGTCTTCTGGCGCAGTTCATCGCGGACAAACATTATCTCTACCACGTCGACGAAGAGCAGAAGAAGGCCATACTGGAGCTTGAGCTGGATGTGGACAACAGCTACGTGCAGAACCTTATTCTGGCCGCCGAAAATGTTGAGGGCTTCAAGAAAGCACATGAGCCCGACATCTGGAAAGTGGTCAGTGCTCTGAAAACCATCTTCCCAGTTGATGGAAAACGCACAGAGCTGTCTGTCGTCATCCAGTTCTTCAAAGCGTGGTTCAACACCGGACACATTGACCGCGGGATCCTGACGCGAGAGTGGGCCGCCGGCAATCGCATTAACCTCGTGCAGCGCACTGACTCAGGGACCAATGCTGATGGTGGATACGTAACCGACCGCGGCACTGACACACAACATACCCTGGACACCCTTGATCTGGAAATCGCCTGCGCCCTGCTGCCGATGGACTTCAACCATCGTGAAATCCCGGGCAGCATTGCGCGCCGCGCCAAAGAGATTATCGCGAACAAAGAAGAGCCGTGGAAATCGTGGAGCAAGATCCTGCGCAACCAGCCTGGCGTTCTGGCAGTGAACCGCGCGGCGATCTTCAACCTGGTGCGCATCGCGCCGGAGGATATCCACCTGAACCCGGTTGCGCATCTGGAGTTCGTTAACCAGACGATGACAGCTGAATTCAATGCTGCAACTGAGTTGCTGCCGCTGCCTGCGCCAGCTGCTGAACCTGAGGTGCCAGCAGCACAGCCGGGCGGCGGCGGAAAAACCGATCGCAACCCTAACTACAAACCCGACTTTGACGGGCTCGATACTGAGATTGCGTTGGCAACGCTGTCAGCAGATTTCAATATTTACGACATTCCAAGTGATGTTTTCCGCCAGGCGAAGGCTATCGTCGCTGCGAATGACAGTCCGTTTAAAGAATGGTCTGAAGCTTTGCGCGCAACGCCCGGTATTCTGGATTACTCCCGCGCTGCAATTTTTGCGCTGATCCGTAGCGCTTTTAAAGGGATTCATTTCGAGCCTAAGCATATTCGCGGACACATCCACGCAAACCTGACCGAAACCGACCACGAGAATCCTACAGCGGAAGTGCTGGCGGCGGCTCGCCACACCCCAGAGGTTAGCTGGGAAAAAGAAATTAACGAGAAGATTGAAGCGGAAAAAGCAGAGTTAGCCAGTCAGCCGCAGGTCGCGAACCTCGGCGGCGGCATGTTCTCCATCGAAGGCCTGATGAACGAAAAACAAACAGAAAATGATGACCGTTCACCGGTTAATGAGGAGACCACCAGCGATGTGCAGATGGAAGAGACTAACCCGGCGGAAGGAGAAAATAGTGATGCGGTTTCACCAGACGAAGGCGCTGATGCAGCTGCTGCGCAAACAGATGCCGTAGCGGGAACCATCTGCACTGGCTGTGGTACCGAAGGTGGCGGCGGTTGCCCTGACTGTGGTGCCGTGGCTGGCGATGCAACCTATGCGGTAATGGAGGGGGGCCTGAAAGAGGAACTGGAGGCACTGGGGGCAGATACCTCAAAATCGGAAACCATGTTCACGCACCTGATGGTGGATCTCGAGACAATGGGTAAAAAACCAGGCGCGCCGATCGTTTCTGTGGGAGCAGTATTCTTTGACCCGGCCAGCGGGAAAACCGGTGCTGAATACTATCAGGTGATTAGCTTGGAATCGTCGATGTCATTCGGGGCCAGGCCAGATGCCAGCACCATCCTCTGGTGGTTGAAGCAATCGCCGGAAGCACGATCTGCAATCGTGGTGGATGATACGGTCGGCCTGGTGGAAGCGTTGGAGCATTTCCTCGACTTCATTGCTGAAAACGCAGCTAACGGCTCGAAGAATGTGCAGCTCTGGGGGAATGGTAGCTCTTTCGATTGCTCACTTCTGGAAGCAGCTTTCGAACTGGCCGACACTCCCTTCCCGATCCCGCACTGGAACTATCGGGATGTTCGTACTGTTGTCGAACTGGGCAAAGCTGTTGGGCTGAACTCGCGCTACGACATCCCTTTTGAAGGCGATCAGCATAATGCCCTGGCCGACGCCCGCCACCAGGTCAAATACGTATCAGCTATCTGGCAGCGCCTGACAGCAATCTGATTTCAGTTTTTCAGCCAATGGCCCGTTTCTGGGCCATTATGAGGTAAAGCATATGATCCAGATGTTAACTCTTGAAGAATGGGCCGCTGAAAAATACAGAAGCAACCCTCCAAGCGTGTCGACACTTCGACGATATGCAAAACAGAATCAGTTTTCTCCACCAGCAATGAAGCAGGGCCGCTTATGGCGTGTTCGTGAAGATGCTGAACTGGTAGGTGAACTGACCGCGCCGGTAGTTAAGAAGAACGATTCCATATTGCTACAAAGGATTTTGAACGATGGCTGCCAGACCACGTAAAAACAATGTATCTGTTCCGAACCTTTACCCCCTCTACAGCAGGAAGGTGAATAAAGTTTACTGGCGTTATAAACATCCAATTACTGGCAAATTCCATGCGTTAGGCACTGATGAGGCCGAAGCTGTAGCGATCGCCACGGAAGCAAACAAGCGCCTGGCAGAACAGAGAACCCGGCAAATTCTGGCGATCAGCGACAGGATCGCCACCAGTAAAGGTAAGGCGATCACGGTATCAACATGGCTCGACCGATACTGGAAAATTCAGGAAGAGCGTCTGGCTACTGGCGATATCAAGCTGAACACGTTCAAACAGAAAAACAAACCGGTTTCGTTATTGCGAGAGCGTGTCGGAATGAAGTTACTGCCATCAGTGGATGTTCGCGATATTGCCCAGCTGCTCGATGAGTACGTCGCTGCCGGCCAGCCGAGAATGGCTCAGGTAGTGCGAACGGTGCTGGTTGATATTTTCAAAGAGGCTCAGCATGCGGGTGAAGTTCCTCCAGGTTACGATCCTGCCTCAGCGACCAAAAAACCCCGCAGAAAAATCACTCGCCAGCGCCTTAGCCTGGAGGAATGGCAGAGGATTTTCGATATTGCAGACAGTAATCATCAATATATGGGGAATGCAATGCTGCTGGCATTGGTGACGGGCCAGCGCCTCGGTGATATTTCCAATATGAAGTTTAGCGATGTCTGGGATGATCACCTGCACGTGCTGCAGGAAAAGACAGGGAGCAAAATTGCCATCCCTCTATCGCTTCGCCTTAACGCAATAAACTGGAGTTTGCGGGATATAATTTCTCGTTGCAGGGATTATGCTGTCAGCCCTTATCTGGTTCATTTTTTCAGAGCCACCTCTCAAGCGGAACGTGGCTCGCAGGTTAGATCCAATACGCTGACAACAAATTTCAGCAAGGCCCGTGATAAAGCTGAGATACCACTGGAAGAAGGCAAGACGCCGTCTACTTTTCACGAGCAGCGTTCTTTAGCGGAAAGGTTATATAAAGCGCAGGGTGTGAACACGAAAGAGCTTCTTGGACATAGGTCCCAGCAGCAGACTGATGGCTATCATGATGACCGTGGGAAGGACTGGACGACAATCGCGATATAG